CACCTCCGCCGGGGTTTCCTTTTACCAACGCCTTTGTTGACGCGACAGTGAGAACGCAAGCGCAGCTGCGCGAACTGATCGACGGAATTCTGGCCAGCGATCCTGCACCGGGCAGCGATGAAGCGCTGCTTGGCGCGTTCTACAGAAGCTACGTGGACGTGGCCGGGCGCAATGCGCTTGGGCTGACCCCGCTCCAGCCTCAGCTTGACGTCATTGCCGCCCTTGAAACCCGCGAAGACGTTGCGCGCATGATGGGGCAGGCCTTCATGGCGTCCTTTGTTTCAGCCGGGGTCGGCACGGACGTGAAGAACCCTGATCGTTATGTCGTGAAGCTAAGCCAGTCCGGGATCGACCTGCCAAGCCCGGAATACTTCCTGACCGCCGGGGAACCGTTTGAAGGCGTTAGGGCGGCCTATCTTGCCTACATCGCCGATGTCTTCACCCGCGCCGGCATTTCAGAGGCTGACGCGAGGGCCAAGGGCGTGCTGGACCTCGAGACGCAGATCGCAGGCCTTTACTGGACCGCCGCCGAAAAGCGTGACCCGGTCAGAAGCTACAACCTGATGTCGCGCGAGGCCCTGGAGGCCTATGCCCCCGGGTTTGCCTGGGGCGCCTATCTGGAGGAAGCCGGCTTTCGTGATGTGAGCGAAATGGTGCTGTCTACCGATACCTCGATTCAGGCGCTGGCAAAGCTGTTCGGCGAGGCCGATGTGGCGACGCTTAGGGACTATCTGACCTACCACTACATAGATTCCCTTGCGCCGATGCTGTCGGAGGACTGGGAGACCGCGCATTTCGCCTTTCACAGCACACGCCTTGCCGGAACCGCGCAGCAGGATTCGGTCGAAAACCGTGCGCTGGGGATCATCGGCGTGGCGCTGGGAGAGCCGCTGGGGCGCGCCTATGCCAAGGTCTACTTCCCCGAAAGCTACCGCGCCACCATGGATGACATGGTGGCCAACATCCGGGCAGCGCTTCAGGCGCGGCTGGAGACCAATGACTGGATGGACGACCCCACGCGCGCGGCAGCGCTGGAGAAGCTGGAGGCCATCGTCAGCAACATCGGCTACCCCGATCAATGGCGTGATTTCTCGGCCCTGAAGATGGACCCGGCAGATCTCTTCGGCAATATGATGCAGCTGACGGAGTTCGAGAATGCCGATGCGGTGGCGATGTTAGCTGCGCCGCGTCGCGACTGGATGTGGCCGATGACGGTGACGGTCATAAACGCGGGGTATGCGCCGCCGCTGAATTCCATCACCTTTCCTGCCGCAATCCTGCAACCGCCCTTCTTTGACCCATATGCAGACCCGGCAGTAAATTACGGTGCCATCGGTGCCGTGATCGGGCATGAGCTGACCCATGGCTTCGACGACCAGGGCAGCCAGTTCGACCTGAACGGTGTTCTGCGCAACTGGTGGACGGACGCATCGCGGGCCGAGTTCAACACCCGCGCGGCCGTGTTGGTCGAGCAGTACAATGGCTATTCCCCGATCAAGGGCATGAACATCAACGGCGCGCTCACCCTGGGCGAAAACATCGCCGACTTCGGCGGCATCTCAGTGGCCTATGATGCCTACCGGCTGCATGTCGCCGGGGAACCGGGCGGCGAAGCCCCGGTGATCGACGGTTTTACCGGCGACCAGCGCTTCTTTCTCTCCTGGGCGCAGGTCTGGCGGGAGGTCACGCAGCCGGATATTGCGCGCCAGCAGCTTTTGTCAGACCCGCACAGCCCGAATGAATTCCGTGTCTGGACGGTCCGGAATTTCGAGCCCTGGTACAAGGCGTTCGACGTGCAGGAAGGTGACAAGATGTATCTGCCTCCCGCAAACCGCGTGAACATCTGGTGATGGCATCGGCTTGCCCCGAAAGACCGGCTCCTGCGTCTGCCTGAGCAAACGGAGAAACGGATGCCCATGAGATCTGCCGCTGCTTTCCTGGGGCTGACACTCCTTTGCTGCGCTGGCGCGGTGCAGGCGGAAGTCCCCTTGGACCTGAAGAAGGTTACAGGGCCATCCGCCTGGCTGGGCACCGCGGTGATGAATGCCTGGTGGGCGGCAGACGGGCGGCACCTTTACTGGCAACAGATGGATCCTGCCGGCGGTGGCGTGCTGACCTGGGAGATGTCCACGAAAGACGGCAAGAGCACCCTTCTGACCGAGCCTCTGCCGCCCGCCCTCGACGGCCCCCCAACCGCGCAGGACCCAACCGGGGTTCGGTTCGCCCGCGTCGGCAGCGATGGCGAGGTCTGGCTGATCGACCCCGATCTGGGCGAGCCGGTACGCGCTACCACCACATCGGACGCCGAATCCGACGTGCGCTTTTCAACTGCGGGTGATCGGCTGTTCTATCGCCGGGGTCAGGACTGGTTCGGCTGGACGCTGGAGGGCGGACAGGAAGTGCCGATCCTTCACCTTGCTCCCGGACGCGAGGCAACCTTGCCCCGGGCTGACGCAACCGTACGTCTCGACCCGCAGGTCGAGATCGTCTTCAGCGACCTTTCCCCTGCCGGCAACGCCGCCCTGGTCGATACCACGCCGCTTGGCCATGACGGAGGAGAAGTGGCGGGCATGCCGGTCTTTCTGACCGAAAGCGGCTATCCCGAAATGAAGATCGATCCCCTTGCCACCCGGATCGGCAGGAACCCGACCGCGCCGCATCGGCTTTGGCTGGTGGACGTAGCCGGGGGCCGCGCCCAGACGGTCGACCTGTCTTCGTTGCCAGGTATTCTCGACGATCCCCTTGCGGCGGACCGTGCGTCCCAGCAACTTCCGCCTCTGGCCGGCCCGCGTGGCGTGACCATCGGACTGGTCCGCTGGCGCCCAGACGGAACCTCGGCGGTCGTCGCTCTGGATGCGATCGACCGTCGGGATTCCTGGCTGGTCGAAGTCGATGCAGTGTCCGGCGAACTTCGCACCCTCTGGCGCGAAAGCGCGCGCCTCGCCATTTCCTGGCCGTTCGGCTTTCTTCCAGACGGGCGCGTCTGGTTCCAGTCGGAAAAGGCAGGCTGGTTCGGCCTGTACCTCACCGATGGCACGACCGTCTCCACCGTGGTGGAAGGGCCGTTCGAGGCGACTGAGATTCACTGGACTGCCGACGGCAGCCGCGCCTTCTTCCGCTGCAACCGCAACGAGCCCGTGGATTACGAGGTCTGCACCGTGCGCGCCGATGGCACCGACTTGCGAGAAGTGACGGCACTGGACGGCGTGGGCGCCCCGATCGCCTTCGACATTATCCTTCCCTCGCATGATGCGACACAGGTCGCCGTCAAGTTCTCTGGCGGCTACATGCCCGTGCAACTCGCGCTGATCGACGCCGCGAGCGGTGCCGAGATCGGCCGCACCGACACGCGCAGCGAGGAACTCAAGGCGCTCAACCCGCCCGAGCCAGAAATCGTGCAAATCCCGCTCTCCACAACAGCGCAACCGATGTGGGCCAAGCTCTGGGCCCCCGCCGACAAGGGCGGGGATGTCCGGCACCCGATCGTCCTGATCCTGCATGGCGGCAATGCCTATCAGGCCGTCGGGCGCTATCAGCACTCCTCGACCTCTAGCGCCTTCTTCGCCCAGATCCTCGCGGACAAGGGCTATCTCGTCCTGGAAATGGACTACCGCGGGTCGCTCGGCTATGGGCGCGCCTGGCGTGAGGCCGTCGCCGGGCGCCTGGGGTTCTCCGAGGTCGAGGACATGCGCGACGCCGTCGCCTGGCTTGCTGCCGAGCGGGGCGGCGACGCTGGTCGCGCCGGTGTGCAGGGCTGCAGTTATGGCGGCTATCTGGCCTACATGGCCGCCTTTCTGGCCCCCGACCTGATCAAGGCTTCGGCCGCATGGAACGGCTTCTCGGACTGGACAATCTCGTTCGGGTCGAACTCCGGTATGCTCTTGGGTGATCCTACCTTGAACCCCGAGGCTTTCCGGGCCTCGTCGGCGACATCGCATGTCGAGGATTTAGGGGGCAACCTCCTGATCATCCACAGCATCGACGACGAGGTGATCCCCTTTGAGGCCGCAGTGCGCGTGGTGCAGCGACTGCTCGATCTGGGCAAGGAGAACTGGGATTTCGCCACCTATCCCGCCGGCTGGCACTGCTTCTCCCAGCGCCCCGACCTGCGGCCCGACGCGTATCGCCGGACGGTGGAGCTATTCGAGCGGACCATTGGAAAGAATTGAACGTTACTTCGTTGAGAACGAGTTCCTCCTTTCCTGCGAGAACGTCGTGGCTTGGCTGCATCTCCTATCCGACAGAGCGTTCGGACGACTCGTTCAGAAATCCGTCTCCACGTAGACCCCTGAACAGTCGTAAGCGACCGCCGCTGCCGTTGCGCCGTTGTTCATGAACAGCCGCGGCGACAGGAACTGTGTGTTTGCGGGCAGGTCCGCTGTGATCTCCTGCTCGAACACCGCGCCTGAAACTTCGTCGACCACCCGTACCCACACGGAACCACCATTGGGTGGTGCCGCGATGTAGAGCGTCAGCACGCCGCCCGTTGCGATGGCGAAGCTCGACCCCATGTCCGTTAGGGTCGGTGCGCCGGTTCCGTCGTTCGTGACCAGTTGCCAGCGGGTGTGAGTGCCGCGCTGGAAGCCGATGCCGATGCAGTTGATGGCAGCAGCCAACGTCAGGGTTGTGGCAAGCGCGGCGGTCGAGCCATAGAGGCCGAAGAAGCCCATGCCGGTCGCCTGCAGTGTCGTCAGGGAAATCCGCGTGACGAAGGTCCAGCCGCCCAACCCTGCGGCGTTGCCGCGCCAGCAAGCCCAACCCGCAGATCGCTGCTCGGCCGCTGAATCCACCACCGCCGCCGAGGTCAGCCGCCAGCGGCGCATGCTGGCGGCCAGGTTGGTCGCAGCTAGCGTCGGGTGCGAGACCGTTCCGACCGAGGTGATCGGCAGGCCTTCCGTCGTGATCGTGGTAGTGACCGACGGTGACCAGTTGGCAATCCGGTTGACCCCGAAGTGGGGTTGAAGCGGGAAGTCCCGGCCGGAGGGCCGCATCACGTCGATCCACGGCGCGCCCGCCCGGTTGCGCGCATAAACGGCCGCCTTGCCGGTGGGCGGCGGGGTTGGCGCTGCACTGAGCCCCGGCAGGATGGTGGGTTGCTGCAGTTCCACCTGGCCATTTGTGCGGTCGATCTTCAAGGCATCGAAGAAGGCTGAGCCATCCGGGCTGACCTTAAAGCTGAAATCGTCGTTGCCCAAAAGGCCGATCAGCGCCCGGGCCGAAAACCCGGTCTTGAAGGCGAAAGCTGCGTCGTTCCCGGCCGCCACTTTGTTGAAGGTGGCCTCGATCCCGGCACCTGCGTTGTTGAACAAGAGCGCAGGGGTATTGACCGACACGCGGTTGTAGCTGTCGGCCGTCGCCCCGCCGAGGCCCAGCAGTTGGGCGGTCAGGTTCGCCTGGGGCATGCCGACCTGCGTCACGGCATTGGCGAAGGTGACCGTGGGTGTGTTGACGACGGTCGTTCCACCCGCGCCAGCCGTCGCAGAGCCGATGTTCACAACGGTCGTTGATCCGGATGCGCCGCCGGTGCCGAGGTTCACGGTCTTGGTGACGCCGGTGGTCGTCGCCCCAGTGCCCATGCCGTAGTTCGCGGTCGTCGTCGCCGTGCCGATGCTGGCCGAGGCCGCAGACACAGTGACTGTGCCTGAGGCGGTCAGCGTGCCGGAGAAGGTCTTGTTGCCGGTAAAGGTCTGGGTGCCCGCGAGGATCGCCAGTTCCGACGAGGTGTTGGGCAGTGTGAAGGTGCGCGTCGTGCCGGTCGTGATCCCCGACAGCGAAAACAGCGCCTTCTTTGTCGGGTCGGCGTCGTTGACGAGGCTGAAGATCGCGTCCGACACATCCTGCGGCACGCCGACCGGGTCCCAGGCACTTCCATTCCAGACAACAAAGGCCTGCTCGGCCGCGATCCAGACCAGCCAGCCTTGCCGCGGAACAAGGCGCAGCCAGACGCCATCGACCCAGAAAGCGACGTTCAGATCCCACCCGGCCCAGATACCAGTCGCGCCAGAGGCCACGAGGTGCCGGTCGCCATCTGCGGGGCTGGCCGGGGGTGCCGTGCGCGTGCGGTCGAGGACCGACAGTTGCACCATGGCATCGAGCAGGCGCAGGGCCTCGTTGTGGGTGACATGCTTTTGGGCTTGGGCCGTCATGAGATACGGCAGGCCAAGATGGGTGGAGGTATCGGACATGGGGCGCGGGCCTTTAGAACTGGAGGATAGCGGCAGCGGGATCGCCGCGACCGAGGCGGTTCGAGAGTTGGTAGATGCTGATGGCCAGTGTCTGGCCGGGCCCGAGTGGCGCACCCCAGTCTGCAGTCTGCTGGGCGGCAGTATAGAGGACCGACGTTGTGCTGCTGGTCAGCGTCCGCTTCACGACCGCCCCGTCGAGGATCTGGACGTCATAGCTTTCCAGGTCTTCGGCCAGCGGCACCTCGACCTGTTCCCAGGCATCGGCGACCAGCGCACGGGATCGCCGCATCCAGCGTATGGTGAGATCGCCGGGATTGCGGGCCTGCCGCCACGGCTGCGCGACATGGACCGGGGCGAAAGGCACGAGGCCGCGACCTTTGGGCGTGAAGGCAAGTGCTGCGTAGCTGGCGTCACTGACGGCGCGTGCCGCAGGGCCGATGCGCCAGTTCCATGGCAGACCGAGATCGGCTTCGGCGATGGGCAGCGGGGCAAGGGCAGAGTCCAGCACCACCACCCGCGCGCCTGCCGGGGTCGGATTGCCCATTGCAGCTTCGGTGCCGCGCTGGCCGCGTAGAAGCCGGGTCAGACGATAGCGGCCGGGGGCGATCAGTTCAACCGCACCCGCCTGCATGATTTCCCATCTGCCTGGTGCTGCTTCCACCGCCAGCGCATTGGCGCCGCCGAACAACGTCAGATCGGTGACGCTTTCCAGCGTTCCCGAGACCAGATCGACAACCAGCGCATTGCCGAGATCGAAGCGCGAGGTCGGGCCCGGGTAGAAGTCCGACACCAGCGCGCCGATCCGGGCGCGACTGCCGAAGGTGGTCAGCAAGGCAAACCCATCCGCCCCCGGGCTGCGGAACACCGCCATCTCGCCCGGCCAGGGAACCGCATGGGCGGCGACCATCGGCCGGTGCGCAGGCTGGTCCTCGGAAAGCTGCGGCAGGTCGAGCAGCACCACATCCGGCGCGCCGAAAACCACGGACCGGGTCAGCGAGGCCGGGCGCGGATCGCCGGGTGGCAGGTCATAGGCGGCGCGGTCCTGACGGACAGCCTCGATGCCGCGCCCATCGGAATCCGCGATTGACACCAGCCGGAGCTCGATCTCGCGGCCATCATGCACCAGCCGGATCACGTCGGCAGGGTCCAGCGCCAACCGTGACGGCGGAAGGCGGAAGGTCGCGCTCTCGCGGCCGATCCAGGCTTCCATCAGCGCGCGGCGGCAGCGGCGTTCGGCCTCTTCGGGCGGGATTGCCATCGGGAAGCTTTCCGAGGCGATGCGGGTGGTGTCGACGGTGATGCGCCGGGCTTCGACAAGGGCTGCATCATAATCCTCATCGGCGCGGGCGACCTGCCACTTCAGTGCCTGCGGCAGTTCGGTTTCCTGGGCGCGGACCAGTTCCAGTGCCTCGCCTTCGCGGGACGCCACGAGGTCGTCATGGGTCAGCGTGATGCTGGAAGCCCGCCCGCGCATGACGAAGCGAATCATCCCTTCAGTCTCGATGGCATCGAACCCGAAATGCCGGGCCAGCGTGCTGATCGAGGAGCGCGGTGCTTCCAGCGCCGTGATGGCATAGCCTTCGACAGCCCCCCAGAGTCCGGACACGTCGATCAGGGCTTCGGGCATTCCGGCGCGCAGGCAGAGGTTCCGCACCAGCGCCGCCAGCGACACTGCCCCCAGCCGCCCAGTCAGCCAGTGACCGAGCCGCCAGTTCGGGCCGTCGGTCCAGACATCGGTCATCTCCGGGAAGAACGGATAAGGCCGCGCGTCCCAGGTCCAGGCGGCGCATTCCGGAACATGGACCATTGGGCCGCCATAGACGGCAGAGATCGGGTTGTTGGCCGGGTCGCTCCAGTGCAAGTAGCTCGCCTCCAGATAAGCCCGCTGGATCGCATCGTCCCGCCAGCCGCGCGAGAAATACGGCGTGAAGCTCTCTGACGACTTCGGGTCGAAGAAGACATTGGGCTGGTTCGTGCCCCGGTCGATGGCGGGGCAACCCAGTTCGGTGAAGCGGATGGGTTTCGATTGCGGCACCCATGCGGTGGCCAAGCCACTCTCCACCCCGCCCGGCCGGTTGAAATGCTGGCTCTGCCACCAGGCGCGGATGTCCTTGGGGCGGAAGACCCATGGTTTGCCTGCCGCGCCATCGGTGATCGGCGTGCGGATTTGCGCGGAGCGATCCGCGGCGCTGGCGTAGAACCAGTCGAAGCCTTCGCCGCCCGCGATGTTCGCCTGCAGATAGGCGCAGTCATAGATCGCAGGCCAGCCTCCGAGGGCATCGGCGTGCTCGAAGCCGTCGCGCCAGTCCGACAGCGGCAGGTAGTTGTCGATGCCGACGAAGTCGATGTTGGCGTCCGACCAGAGCGGGTCGAGGTGGAAATAGACGTCTCCGCTGCCGTCTTGCGGATGGTGGCCGAAGTATTCCGACCAATCGGCGGCATAGCCGATCTTGGTGCCCGCGCCGAGAATGGTGCTCACGTCGGCAGCAAGGGTCCTGAATGCGGTGACGGCGGGATAGGTGCTCGCCCCCGAGCGGACGGTCGTCAGCCCCGGCATCTCGGTGCCGATCAGGAAGGCATCGACCCCGCCCGCCGCCGCGCAGAGATGCGCGTAGTGCAGCACCATGCGGCGCAGGCCCCAGTCGCTGGGCGAGCCGGTGAAGGCGACGCTTTCGCCCGACACGCTGTAACTGCCGGGCGTCGTCGCGCCGAACAGCGCCGACACCTGCGTTGCCGCTGTACCGGTCTTGTCGACCGATCCGACAAAGCCCGCTGCCGGTGAACATGTGATCCGCCCCCGCCAGGGGAAGGCGGGCTGGCCGGGCGTGGCGGCATTGGCGCTGTAGGGGTTCGGCAGCGTGTTGCCGGGCGGCACATCCATCAGAAGGAAGGGATAGAAGGTGACGCGCAGCCCGCGTGCCTTCATCTCCTGGATCGCCTGCACCACCGCGAAATCAGCCGGCGTGCCGCCATAGACCGGCCGATCTTCGGCATCCCGGCTGACCAGATGGGCGCTGGCGCGGCTGACCCCGTTCACCGACCAGTTGGCGGGCGTGGTGGTCTTGGAGGCGACCTCGACGCCTGGCTTCACCTTGCAGGATCCCGCGCGCAGGTCGTTGCCGAACCAGGCCACAACGAGGCTGACGCTCTCGACGGCAGGGGCCATGGCCTGCAGCCGGTCCAGCGCCACCACGATGTCCGGTTGATCGGGCAGCGCGTTCAGGTTCTCCGCGAGAGTGGCACCGCTACTGCCCTTGCGGATAGCATCTGTGGCATAGGTGAACTCGCCCGAGGCCGGGATCAGGGTGACGGCTCGGGTCAGCCCTTCTGCGGTGTCGGGGTCGGCCAGCGGGCGGAAGACCTCGAACGACAGCTGCGGCAGGCGGTTGCCGAAGGTCGCCAGCGCCAGATCCTCGAATACGACATAGGCCGTGCTGCGATAGGCGGGCGTGTTGGCTGCGCCCATTTTGGCTGCGATGAAGGGATCGGCAGTCTGCACCTCGTTGCCGGGATACCAGCGCCAGGTCACACCGGTCATGTCCATCGCCTTGCCGTCAGCCCAGACGCGGCCGATGCCGGTGATTGGCCCCTCGCACAGCGCCACGGCGAAGCTGGCATAGTAGAGGTATTCGGTGGTCTTGACCTTCCCGCCCCCGCCGCCCTTGCCGCCGCCTTGGGTGCTCGTCTTCGTCTCTTCGCGGAAGTCGGTCGCCCAGATGATGTTGCCGCCGATGCGCATTCTGCCGAAAAGGCGCGGGATCACCGCCCCTTCGGTGGCCGAGGTGATGCGCAGCGTGTCGAGCCGCGCGCCTTCGATCCGCTGAGCCGGGGCCAGCGACGACACGATCCAGCTGTCGACAACCGACCCCACGGTCGAGCCGATGAAGCCGCCGATGGCCGCGCCGGAAAAGCCGAGGATCGCACCGCCAAAGGCCCCGCCGATGGCAGTGCCGACAGCGCCGAGGACAAGCGTGGCCATGGAAAACTCTCAGCGTTGGGGAAACAGGAAGGCGAAGGCGATGCGGCGTCGCCACGTTGGCGTGAGCGGTTCCTCGATCACGCCGAGCCGCTCGTAGGCATGGAGCAAGGTGTCGGGGCCGGTCAGAATGCCGACATGCTTGGCGATGGCGCGGGGCATCATGCGGAACAGGATCAGCGCGCCGGGCGATGCATTGCCGGGTGCGATTTCCGGCATCATGCGGCGCGCGCCTTCGGCCAGCACCTCGCGCGGGCCATTTTCGCCCCAATCACGGCTGTAGGGCGAGATCGGGAAGGGTTCGGGCCTGACAACCTCGCGCCAGACACCGCGCGCAAGGCCAAGGCAATCGCAGCCGACGCCCTTAAGGCTGGCCTGATCATGATAGGGCGTTCCCAGCCAGGACCTTGCGACGGTGATGACCATGTCGGGATTAGCAGGCGTCACAGCACCGCCCCCTCGTGGCCGCCATCGGTGGTGGCATAGCGCAGGACTGCGTCCTGGCCGGGGATGTTGGGAAAGCCCCGGAAGTTGGCGACATTGCCGAACTTCGTCCCGCAGGTCGCGATGCGCTTGTCGCACCCGGCGCGGATGAGGAACGTGTCGGTCCCGACAATGGCGCGCACCGGGGATTCCAGCAGGGTCAGGATGGCGACACCGTCAATCAGATCGTGGGACAATACCTCGGCCCGCCGCCCGACATTGGCCCCGCTGGTCCAGTCAAGCGTGCCGAAGGTGAACCAGCCGGAGGTGAAACCGCCAAGCCCCGAGGCGGTGAAAGCTCGGTCGCGCAGCAGGTCGATGATCGTGCCGGTGCCTTTGAACGCCGGGGCTTCGAGATTGACCCCGCAGCGCGCATCGCCAAGGGCGGCATCGCAGCTCGCCTGAAACGTCCGCCCGACCGTCTGGCCCAGCACATGGGCAAGGCTGCGCACCTCGGCGACGAAGGCCAGCCTCCCACGCCGGATCTGGCCGATGGCCCCGCGTCGCATCAGCAGGCGCTGGGAGGTCGCGGCCCAGTTCACCCGCCAGACCTCGACGGCCGCATTGTCCCAGCGGCCGTCGAGGATATCGGTCTCGGTGATCCGGTCGGAGGACAGCACGCCTTGGGCGTCATGCGCATCGACGGAGAGATCGGACCCCGAACGCACCTCGGAGGCGGCAAAACCGCTCTCCGGCTCGAAATCCGTGCCGTCGAAGTTGAGCGCACGATCATGATCGGTGAAGCCAAGTGCCACCCCATCGGCCCGCACGATCCGCCAGCACCAGGCCAGCGTCGTCGTGCCCTCGTCGAGATGGGTCTGCAGCGCGGGCGGGAGGGACTTCACTTCCGCCCCCAGCCGCGCCAGAGGGCGACCGAGGCCAGCGCCGAGGAAATCACGCCTCCGGCGGTGCCGGTCAGCGCGTAGAGGTTGAAGGGCCGCAGATCGAAGCTGCCAGTCACCAGATCGAAATCCGCCAGCCCGGCCATGGCCAGCCCGGAGGCAGCAAGACAGGCCAGATAGACCAGCCCGCGTGCAAGGTTCCAGTTCATGATGTTGCCTTTCCTTTGAGAAATTCCATCAGCCTCTGCCACCACGAAGGGGCGACAGACGGTTGGGTAGGTACCGGCAGCGGCACGGGCAACGGCACCGGCTGGCTCGTCGGGCGCAGCAACGCCAGCGCTTCGGCTTCGGTCAGTCGCCGGACCGGTCGCGAGAAATCCACCCGTCCGTTGTGGTCGACCGCCCAGACCGGGATGGTGCCGCTCGGATAGCGGCCATCGCGGAACAGATCGCGCTCGGCCTCGCGCCGGGTGCGGATCGCGGCTGGTCGGAGCCAGCCCATGAACCCCTGCGCGGCGGCGGCGCGGTTGCCCGCGTTCAGATGGCGGGTCAGCGATGCCTTGGCAATGCCGCCGGTGTTGTAGTGGAAACTGACCAGCGCATCGAACTCGTGCGGCTCCAGCGGCACCTTTACCGCGCGCAGTACCTCCGCCTCGTAGACCACGATGTCGGAGCGGAAGAGCCGGAACGCTTCACGGATCCCCGCATCCAGATCGGCGGGCATGCCGCGCGGCATCCCTGCCGGATCGGGCGGTCCTGCCGAGGCGGTGTGGCCGATGCCGAAGGTCCAGACGTTTTTGACATCGAAATAAGGTCCGGGCACGAGTCCTTCGTGCCGGACGAGGGCCAACAGGCCCCGGTCTGTCATGTGCATGGGATCACCCGAAGATGGAGGAAAGGATCAGGATCAGGGCGGCGACCAGAAGGCCGATGCGCAGGCGATGGCTGAAGGCCTGTGCCGGGTCGGCGGCATCGCAGCGGATGGCGCGCGCAAGGCGGAGAAGTTCATGCATCTGGGTTGCCCCCCTTGCCGCTCCGCAGCCGGGCGAGGACGACCTCGATGAAGGCAGGGCCGAAGACGCCGACCAGATAGGCAGCCGAGCCCGCCGCACCCCCGGCCGGGATCACTTGCGACGGCAGGCCGAGCCAGGCGGTGATGATCGCCATGGACAGGCTTCCCATCCCGGCCGCGATCAAACCGCCGAGCAGAATGTGGCGTAGGGCATCGCGCAGCCGCATCCGGGTGGTCAGAGCATTGGTCGCGCCGCCAAGCGCGCCCCAAGCGGCGAGGATGACGGCGGTGGAGGTCGCCAGGTCACGCAGCGCGGCGGCGACAAAGCCGGTTTCTTCGTTCATCGCCGGATCTCCAGCAGTGGAATGGATGTGATCGACCCGAGCCGCTCGAGGTCGAGCGTGACGTCGAGCATGTCGGTGTCGAAGCGGACGGGGACGTCGAACTCGAAGCCAGCCGTGATCGCGACGCCAGCGCCGGGCGCGGTGGTGAAGGTCACGCTGCCGGTGGCGGTGTTGACGCTCCAGCCGGTCATCTGTTCGACGCCGTTCAGGGCGAGACGGACGGTCCCTGCCACCGGCTTGGCGATGGCCCGGATCCAGCTTTGCGCGCCGGAGGTGTAGCGTTTCAGCAGGGCGAAGGTTATGGTCGCGCCATTGCCTGTGCCGTTGGGTTGGTCGGTCGGCGCCACCGCCTGCGACGGCAGGCAGGATTTGTAATCTGCCCAATCCTTGTAGCGAAAGCCGTGCAGGCGGCCGTTGCGGGCCTCGAAGAAGGCAACGACCGCCGCCAGATCGTCGGCGCGGCGGATGCCGTAGGCGACATCATAGCGGCGGCGCGAGTTGCCCCAGCTGGCATTGCGTTCCTCGTCACCGCTGGCCAGTTCCACCACTTGCGTGCGCCGTTCCGGCCCGCCGCGCGCCCCGCGGCTGATGTTGTCGGGGAACCTGACCTCGTGAAACGCCATCAATATTCTCCGTCGCTCGTGCTCTGATCCCCGCAACCGGTTCCCACTTGCGGGGTCGCACTCACATGCCCCTCCGCCCCAGAGACAAGGCGCGGGCGATGTCGCTTGCCACCTGCGTGCGCGATTGCCGGAAGCTTTCGGCATCGCGGGCTATGATGGTGACGTTTACTGCGGGTGCGCTGGACGAGCCTTGGCCGTATCCAGCGGCCTCGCGGCGGGAGAGCACACGCTCGCCACGCTTCAGGATCGCCGGAACTTCGTCCGGCTTGATCCCGGCCCAGCCACCCGAATGCATGCGCGGGGCATTGGCAAAGGCCAGCGCGGGAACCATGCGACCGGGGCCTGGCGATCCGACCATGCCACCGGCATGCAAGATGTTGGCGAAGATCCCGCCCGCGCCGCCGAGCGCGCCTGATAGCGCGTTGGCGATCGGCCCGAGGATGAGAGTCCGGGCAGCCAGCTTGGCCAGATCTGCGATCATCGACGTGACCAGATCGCGGAAGTCGAGCTTGCCGGTCTTGACGAATTCGCCCACTGCGTTCTCGGCCGAGGTGAAGGCCCCGACCAGTGCCTGACCGATATCGCCGCCGATGTTGCGCGCCGTGGATGCGTAATCAGCCAGCGCCGCAGTCACCGCGCCCCAGCCGGTTGCGGCCTGGTCAGCACCTGCGGCAGCTTCAGCCCCGGCGTCGCGCGCGGCTGCACCTGCACTTCCGGCAGCGGCTGCGGTGTCGTTCAGTTCGGTGTTCAGCGCATCAGCCGAACTGGCGGCATCTGCCAACGCTGTTTCGGCATCCGATCCGGTGCCGGTCACCGCGTCGCGCAGCGCCTGCCAACTGGCCAGCGGACGGCCCGCAGCATCGGCCAGCAGTCCTGCCGCCTCGCGATAGCCGTCGGCCCGGGCACGGGCATCTTCAGCCATTGGGCCAAGCCCGAGGTCGGGTGGCTCTAGGTAGGTCCGGGACAGCGCTGCCGAGAAAGCATCTGCTGCAGCGGCCCCGGCCGCTGTCGCCGCACCCTCGAATGGGTTGCCGATCCGGGCAAGTTCCACCGGGTCAAGCGTGCCGATCCGGACCCCGCCTTCGCCGACCGCCCAATCCGGCAAAAGGTCCAGCGCGGCGTTCAACCCGTTGATGAAATTGTTGATGCGCGTGACGACGCCATTCAGCATCGCCTCGACCCCGGAAATCAGACCGTTCGCCGCCTGGAAGGCAAAGTCGCCGATGGCGCCGGGCAGACTGCCCCAGATTGCCACAGCCGCATCATAAGCCCCCTGGAAAATGGCGGCCGTCCTGTCGCCGAAACTGACCACACCCGCGATGGTACCTTCCAGCGCTGACAGCCCGGCCGCTTTCAGGCCCTCCCAGCCAGCGGCCATGTTGGCGAATGCGGCGTCGAGCGACAGACCAATGCGCGACCAGACCTCCTTGGCCAGATCACCCAGCAAGCGGAACGCCTCGCCCACGCCGCCGACACGGGCGACAAGCTGCGAGAACTGATAGACCAGTTCCCCCGCACCAACGATCAGCGCCCCGATGCCGGTCCGGATTAGCGCCCCGCGCAGGAAGACCAACGCCGTAGCAAGGCCGCGCACCGAAAGGGCGGCAACGGCCAGCCCGGCCACCCAGCGACCCGTCATGAATGCGGCGAAGGTTGCGGCATAAGTGGCGAGCCGTGCCAGGTTGTCGAAGACGGCGATGAGTGCGCTGCCGATGGGCCCGGTGCCACGCGCCATGTCGGCCAGTGCGTTTGCCACCGTCTCCAGCGCCGGGGCGACGGCGGTGGTCAGGCGATTGGTCAGGCCCAGCCAGATCAGGCTCAGCTTGGCGATGGCATCGCCGGTGCGTTCGATCTGCGCCGCGTCGGCCGCGCTGACCGCCACCCTGAAATCCTGCACATCCTGCGCTGCTTCCCGCAAGGTGGCGGCATCAATGCGCAGGAACGCCAATGCAGCTCGGTCTCCGAACAGGTCGGATGCCACAGCCGCGCGTTCGGCCTCGGGCACGAACTGGTTAAGGGCCTCCTGGATAGCGGCAATTCGTTGATCGAGCGGCAAGGCCTGTAGTTCGGCGGCTGTCAGGTTCAGCCGCTGCAGTGCCCCCACCGCCGAGCCCGATCCGGCCGCCGCTTCCGACAGCCGTGTGGTCAGCTTCTTGGTGGCCTGTTCGATCTCGCCCATGGAGACACCGGCCAGCTCGCCAGCCCATGTCAGCACCTGCAGGCTTTCGACGGTGGTCCTGAGCGAGGCCGCCATGTCGGCTTGAGCGCCGATCACGTCGAGGCCGGACCGCACCATTGCCACGCCAGCGGCGGCGGCTGCGGCCGTCACCGCCGCCAGTGCGATCCCGGCCTTGCGGGCGAAGCTGCCGAGGCGGGCATTGGCCAGTTCCATCTCGGAGGACAGGCGGCCAAACCCGCGCGTGCCCGCCTCACCGATCCCCTCCAACTCGGCCCGGACCTGACGGCCGCCTTCCGCGACCAGCCGGACACTGACCCTTTTCTCAGCCATGGCCGTCTCCGATCTGTTCGTTCAGCTTGCGCACCATCACCGCCTCGATCTCGGGCAGCAGTTCGACCGCGATCAGGGCGTCGATGCCAAGGGCATTGGCCATCGCCAAGGCCGCGCCCATGTCCCAGCCGAGTACGGCTCCGGGGATCACCCGCAGCTGGCCCCCAAGCCGGCCGACCAGATCCCAGACCTGCCAGCCGTCTTCGGTTTGCGGGCGGTTCAGCCTTGCGGGGCAGTCGGGACAGCGCCCCGAGCAGGCCGCGCAGTAGCGGTCGCCCCCGCCGAACGACCATTCGGCAAGGGCGCGGAGACGTTTTTTTCCGCGTCCAGGATCAGGCCCTTGGCGACGTATTGGGTCTGGAACGCCTCGAAGACCGGCCAGATTTCCAGAAGGGCATCGACGCCTTCGAGCGAGACCTGGACGATGTTGCCCGCGTCATCGCCGACACCCTCCCAATCCAGAACAGCACGCCGTGCGACGGCTTTGGCCATGGCCAGCGCCAGTTCTTCTTGCGTCGCGGTGTCTGGCAGGGCTTCGATAGCCGGATCGGCGCGGGCCGAGACCATCAGGGCGGTGGTCAAGGGTGCGACCTGCAGGCGCAGGCCGGGGGCGAGGGTCAGCCACGTAGGCGCGGCACGCAGGTTCAGTCTGATCATGTTCAATAGCTCACAACGGTGTTGACGAGGACGGCGGTGCACATGCGGGCGGGGCTGACGGCCTTGGCAGCCAGCCAGTCGAAGGTGGCCTGGATGCCTTGCGGGCCCGGGATCTCGATCCGGGGGCGTGGCAGGTAGACGGCATGGGCGGTGAAGGTGAAGCTGGCGTTGGCACCAAGGCTCCAGGCGAAGACCAATTCGCAAGGCGTGCCGTCGATGGCCTGCGTGATCAGCGTGCTGTCGGCAAAGCGCACCTCCACTCGGCCGGTCAGCGATGCCATGCCGGGGTCTGCTCCCTCGATGCGACCGTCCGAGCGGATGGTCTCGATCCGGTCTAGGCCATTGGAATAGGTCACCTCGGCGGAAATGACATTGCCGAGCGGCGAGCCGTTGCGGGTGATCGCGCCGTTGAAGTGCCCGAACCGCTGCAGGGCCAACGAAGTCGGCGTGCCAGCGGCCGTGGTGGCTGCGACGCTTTCGCCTTGCGCCACCAGCCGCGCCGTCGCCGTCAGAAGCCCCGACCGCGCCATCTGCCACGACAGCTGATCGCAGACGCAACCGGTGTACATTGCATAGCGCGGCACCTCGGGCATCGCCGTCTCGATGGCCATACTCGGCAGCGTCCAGTTGCCAGACTGGAAGGTGTGTGTCTTCGGCGTTGTGCCGGACGTGCCCGGCGCGCCGAAAGCCGCCTTCAGCCACAGCCCAAGGTTCTCGACGTCGATCGGCACCACGACATCGCCGTCGGCGGTGACTGCGTCCTTGATCGGGGCCAGCGGGTCTCGCCCCTGGCCCAGCAGTTCCGACGCGATCAGCGGCTGTTCGGAGCCGAGCGTGGTGCTTGCAAACGGCACCGTGCGATAGCCCGTGGCGGGCGCGGTGCCATAGACGGATTCGAACGCAAGCGCCATCTGCGCCCGCGCCCCATGGGCTCGTGCCATCGTGTTCTCCTGTGTTGTGAGTGGGGTCAGGCCAGTGGATCGGCCGTGGAATAGTGCAGGATGACCGTGATCACCGCCGCCTTCAGGCTGGCGGCGCCCTCGATGGGCAGATCAACCGGGCGCGGCGCTTCCGCCTCGACCCAGTCGCAAAGCCCGCCCAGCGTGCGGTCGGCAGCAATCGCCGCGCCAATGCTGGCGGTCAGCGTGTCGAAGGTGGCATCACGGTCGGAACCCTGAACGACCGCTTCGATATCGGCCCGGTGCTGGTAGTGGTAGCGCAGCGGAGACAGCGTCACTTCCGGCTCACCTGGTTCGCCGTCGCGCAGGATCAGGAGGCCTGCGGTTGGCACGCGCTCTGGCAGCACGTCGCCGCGCAGCGCGGTGGCGGGCAACGCCGAAAGCCGCGCGTGCAGCGCGGCGAGGATGGTTTCGCGAGGGGTTGTCATGTACAGGTTTCATTACGCAATGCGTTTAAGTCGTGCTCGATGTAGTCAAAACAGGTAGATGCAACTCGCGACGACACTTCTGAGAGCGAGAAGACGATGAGTGACGACTATTCCCCCGCCGTCGCGCTGATGGCCACGCAAATGGAAGCCAAGACCAAGATTCGAGAGCAGTGGAAGCTTGACGGTGGTAATCTGATCGATGCTCACCAGTTTGCGTTCAGCAGCGTCGCGTCAATGATCGGCAGGTTTTCCAGGCGAGAATTCCCCGAGCAGGTCCGCGCAGTGGAAGGACGAATGAGCCTTACCGCTCAGTTCATTCAGGGCGTCGATATTTGCGAAGCCTCCATCGCCGAAGGCCTGCACTCACAAGCAGCAGCCCTCCTTAAGCAAGAGCTTGAAACTCTCGCTGCAGTTGATGAGTACGAACATGATCGAAGGAGGGATGGGCGGACCCCGAACATTGGCAATGGAGCGATGCGAGCCTTCGGTCCAATATACGGTGACCTTAACTCCATTTCCCATGTCTCGCAGCATGATCTGGCCCGCC